CATCCATTATCGGTCGTTAAGTCAAATTGACCGGCATTAAATCCAGTTGTAGTGAGTCCGGCAGGAGCACCACCAGCAAAGATATTTGCAGAACCGGCAGCAATATATTTTCTCCAATAAGAAGTACTTCCGGCAGAAAACTCAGCATCAGTTGCCTTAGAAAGACCTAAGTGCTTCTCAAGAATTGTTCCGGCATTACCAGTAATTGTTCCAAGAGCATCAATTACAACTACATGAACTTCATCAAATCTAGATCCTCTTGGTTCTGCAAATGCCGAAGTTCCTGGTCTTGGTGCAATATTATTCCAATTAATTGATGAAGTACTTGTAAGACCTATAGTTTGTTGACTGAACCAATCAACTTCAGATGTATAAGTTGTGGTTCCTGCTCCAACACCTGATGTAGAAGTTCTAATACCAATAGAACCCGTTTCTGTGAAACAATAGGTTCCGTCTTGTTGATAATCAACGATGGTTTCCGTACCTGCTGCAGATACACGACTTAGAATCTTAACCGCAATTGAACTGGCACCAACCTCAGTAATGATTCCTTTTAGGTAAGAACCAGTTAAAGATATGGAAGTACCCGTTCCAACATCTGCTTTTCCGGTAAGAGATTGAGTTACACCATATCCAACTTGAATAACTGGAACTCCGGCACTGGTTGAAACGCCACTTAAAATTTGATCTGCCTTAGAATCAATAATTGCTACTTTAATTCCGTTTGCCCAAGAACCAGGATTTCTTGCTGCAACAGTAACTCCAGTAATAGTATTTTCGTCGTATCCTAATTCCTCATAATTATCTAAACTCTTAATCTTAACACTAGTTATACCTGTTGAACTAACAAAAGCATTTTTAAGGTCGGTGTCATCTGCTCTTACAACCTGCAGTGAACCACCATACGAAAGATAGGATGAAGCAACCATCCAACTTTCATAGTGCTTATCTGTGGAGTATGGTTGACCAAAATTATTCAGCAGATCATTTTCATTCTCTACTAAGGTTGGCGAATCTACAGGTCCCTTTGCGAAAGGTGCAACAATTGCCCCAATCTTATTGGAAGCTGGTTGGACTCTACCAGAGGTTAGATCAACTTCCCTTACTACGATTCCAGGAGATGCTAAATTTAGCGGCATCTTTATTCTCCGTATTATCCCGAATTATTCTAAAAGTATTTATAATTTCCTTGTCTTCAATATACTTATCTGTAATCCCACTCATTAGACACATCTCCGTACTCATCAACATTCCAAATATCTTGTGTCTGTATTCCGTTTTCTGCAGTGGCAAACATCCATCTGTCTCCAGTTTCTTGTTCTACAAATACTTCCATATCTTCCAATCCATCTGAAATAAATCCAAACGGAGACATATCTTGGTCTATTTGATTTTTTTGCTCTTCATATATTCTTTTGCGAATATCATTATTGGTCATTTCTTTGAAATATTCCTGAGCGACTAACCAGGCAAAAATTACAAGGCACATTACCAAATCATCATTACAACCTTCTTCCGCCTCAAATGAATTATGTCTTTGGGCAAATGTTGTAAGTTCACTAATAATATCATAGTCATTCACAAATAATTTATCATCCTCAATAAGTAATTTTAAGTTGGAACATCCCAATTTTTTAACTGCTGCAGTTGTTCTAACTCCAAGTTGAGACTTTTTACCACTAAATCCAGACCCAACTAATTGCCCTGCCCTACCTCTCATAGAGCACATTAAGATATTATCATATTCTAAATCATAGTGAAGAATATTGGCAACCTGATCTCCAATATCATTTACTTCTATAAGTAACCAGGCATTATCATATCCTCTTGCCACCTCATTAATAATACTTGGAAATAGCATCGGTCTAATCTCATTATTTTTATATTTTGCCACAACTCTGTAAGGAAACTCTGTAATATCAAAAACAACAAATGCCGAATAATCATTACCCATTCCACGAGCAACATCAACCGTAATTAAATAACTGTGGTCTTCTATTGGGTTTTCATAAACATCAAGACCTTTGCTTCTTTTTATTGGGTCGTCATAGACTAATATTTTCAGTTTGCTTGGATTGATGAGTGTTCCTACCGACCCCAGAAACTCACAAAGGTGCTCTGCCCTAAACTGCTCTTCACTAGTATTGGCAATTGTCTGTGCCTTCCATTCCTCATCTCTGCCGGGTACTTCAGACCAGTGGACCTCTGTTGCTACAAATGAGTTCTTACCACGCTCGGCATCGTGCCACATACGGTAGAAATGATTCATACCTTTGGGTGTGGATACTACAATAACCTTGGTTGACTTACCAGATGAAATTGTGGGATATACCGATGCAAAGAAATCATCCGCAATATGATTTGGAACGAATGCAAATTCGTCCAAGAAAATAATATTAAATGACATTCCTCGGACAGCAGAAGCAGAAGTTGATGCCGCAATAATTTTTGACCCATTTTCCAATTCTAATGAACCTTTATTCCAGGAAACAATACCCTGTTGCATCCATTTTGGAAGATTCTCATAAGATAATTGTAGTCTACTCAAGATTTCTCTTGATGTTGATGCCTTGTTTGCTAGAATACCCACATTTACGTTGTCATTAAAAACAATATAATGCAATAAGTATGATACTACCGTTGTCGTTTTGCCAACTTGACGGGGCATTTTTGCTATGTTAAATCTGTTCTTATGAAAGTTGTTGACCAATCTCTCTTGAAAGGGCCACATATTAAACTTAACAAGACCATCATCAACATTAACAATCTTGATATATTTCTTGGCAAAATAAACGGGGTCTTCCTTACAAGTTAAGAACTCAATAATTTGTTCTTCGGTAAATTGTATTGGAGTATTTGCTCTCTTTAGATTTGGATTAGAGAGATATGCATCCCCTATCTTTAGTTGAATGTCTTGAATATCCACACTAACAATTCCACTTTCTTAGGGATAATGTCTTTCTTGTTGGACGACCTTTTTCATCTTTCGTAGGTCCAGGCATTCCACTCATACGAGCACAGAATGATTTTCTACGCTTTGCATCCTTAGAACCTGGTTTTAATTTTGATGGTTTAGTAGTAACGGCAGTTTGCAATTTTGAACCTGGATTTTCTTTTCTATAAGATGCAACTCCTGCTGCGTTTAAACCACCTTCGGGATTTTTACCTTCCTTTCTTTGCCAAGCAGCAGATGCCTCAAGCATAAAGTTTCCAAAAGTTTTTCCTTCTCCAAGAATTCTACTTCCAATACCTCTTGTCGCTCTTAGAGGTTCTGGTTTCATAATATCAATAAACTCCACATAAGGATTTCCATTCGCATCTTCAATTGAAACTGATTCTTCAACACAGTTTGGAACTATTTTTTTACCTTTCTTCTTCATCCCAACTTGCTTATAACCCTTCCAACACGCCTCTTTAACATCGTGTTCTCCACTATCTAGGTAGTCGGCAGCAGCATCAATATAATCTGCTGCCTTTGTAATTTTTGATTGAACCCATGCCTCAATATTACCCTCACCATTCAATTTACCACGGAGTCTCTTGGCAGCAGAAATAATTGTAGAGAGTTCAGACCTTGCCATAGAATATTCGTGGTCTGGTTCTTTAGACTCATTTGCCGGATGAACCTGAGCAATACTAAACTTCATCTGATTTGGAGATAATCTGGAAGGTAGTGAAAACATATCCCAATACTTGGGACCATATCTGCATACATCTCTAGTCTCATCTTTCTCACATTTGGGGCAATATCTCATACCCATTTCTTCTGAAATAGAATCTTTTGATGATAGATTTATTGATTCTGATTTATTTCCCCAATTAGCCGCACCAACCTTGCGGCATTTTACCAGTGCTCCAGAAGCATATGCAGAGGGCCAAACGGAATATTTTGACTTTACTTTAGTATAACAAGCGTCTTTTGTGCCGCTTCCTTTACCTTTGACATCTGATTCTTCGTTCATTTTCTTTTTTGGTTTATCGGTAGAAACATAAGTTGGTTTAGCAGCACCCGATTTTTCTGGTTGATTTGGGTCGGCAGCACTTTTTCTTCTTTGAGCAGATATTCTTTCGGATTTAGTCATACTTGCTCTTTTATCTGAAGAAACACACTTGGGCGTTTCATCCTCTTCGCCTTCTTCACGGGCACAAGGTTCTCCGGAGACTACTTCAACCCAACCAGGTTTTCCTCCTTTTGATTTAGATTTACCAAACCAATCACGAATACCCTCCTTCACATCCTTAAAATTTTTATGCTCTTTTCTAGCATCAGACTCCATCTTTTTCAACTTAGTGTAATAATCTGGAAACTCGTCAAGATGTTGGAGAGCAATATCAGCAGCAAGATCTTTATCTTTAGTGTGCTCCTTTTCAATAGCAATACCCATCTTAAGTTGATTTCTTACAAAAGAAATATCCTGACGATGCTTTTTCGCAATACTTTCAACCGTCTGGTGGGATTTTAATTTAGGCACTTTAGGAAAACATTATTCTTTATTATTTAGAAAACCTTGCTTCAGTAATTTTGACAACTCCGAAGTAGATCCAACGAACACGGCATTATTTGTAACATTATTGGCAATTTTAGTATTATCCTCCTGAACATCTTTCAATTTCTTCTGAAGATCTATTAATTTATCAGTTGTATCCGCCACACTCTTAATAAGTTGCCCCGCCACCTCGTATGCTCTTGGACTTCCACCATCACCGGCAAGTTCCATAATTCCATTAATGGCTTCCTGACCTTTCTCAATTAATGAATATAGATTTGCTCTTGTATATTCATAATCTTTTTTTATATCATTATTCTGTGTAGGAATAATATCAATTGGTGTAATAGACTTTTCTACCTCAATAATACTACTTTCTATGTTCAGAGCTTTATCCAAATCTTCATAATTATTTTTCATAATATATCAAATATCACTTTGTTGAGTTGGACTATAAGTTCTAGCATCACTATATGTTTCCCAAGTTTCATTAAATCCAAAATTATCATCCGGACCTGCGTCAATCGGGTCTGGAACAAGAGTATATCTCATTTCTCTCTTAGCAGTTGTAGTATCGGTACTCGTATACATATCAACCTGAACCTTACGAATAAGACCATCTGTACTATCAGAAATTGGTCCGAACAGATAAGTTTTAGCAGTAAAATTTAAAGTATATATTAGGGTTCTCCGAGTTGAATAATCTCCTTCATAATCATCGGTAAAAGATACACTATCTAAAACCACGGGAATATCTCTTTTTTCTCCGATAGAATCTACCAAATCTACTGTTAGATTGAATGATGGTTGAAAACTTGGAAGAATCTGTTCTACTATCTGCAGAGCATCATCCTGCAACTTAGTCATAATATTTAATTGAAACCCAATATTATATGGAACTGGCATATAAACCTTCTTTACAGTATCACCATTACCACAAGTTTTGAATGTTTGAGTTACATTTGCCTTTCTTGTAGAATCATACTGAATAGAAGTCATTTCAAATGATATTCTGGGAAGAGTAATCTGAATTGGTTTGTTTAATTCAGATTGCTGTTCAATTCTGGCCAGAAACTTTTGCATCGGTCCATATCCAAGAGGAACCTTCATCTGACTGATTCCTACATCAGATGAATTTTTATGCTCAATATAAATGTCATTAAAAAGAGTTCCAAATGCAGTAACAGTCTTTCTAATAATTTGGTGATAAAAATAGGTTCCTAGCATTTTCTATACCCGATTATCCAATCATTATCGTATTATATATTTATAGTATCAATAAGAACCAAATGGATTTGATTCTGAAAAATCTAAAATAGATTCTGCTTCGGTCTGAATCTG